CGAGTAAGCAGAGACGATACCGTATTCCCGAAACCTGCTTTCTTAATTCCTTCCGTTGAAATGCTGCTTAAAGTGGGTGGTGTCGGTGCGGCCATAATTTGTCTCCATATCTACTATGCGTTTACAGTGCGTGACAAATTCTTTGTAGGTCAAATCCATTTTCATCCAATTACAAGTTTTGCAACATGAAACCAAATTGTTAAATTCGTATTCCTTGATATTTTCTACCCTGTCTATTCCTATGTTTCCTAAATTACTTATTTCACAACCACAATATTCGCATGGAATATTTGCGAATGATACGAATTGTTCAAAAGTTAGTTCAAAAGAAATACCTCTCTTCTTAGCATTTGTTTTATAGCCATAAAAAGTTCTTCGCTCTGGATTGTCTTTCCAATATCTTTTGTCATTAATGCTCTTGTCATTCTTAACCTGCTCAAAAGATTTTTTATAATCATCTCTCGACTGAATACCCTTTGAACGCCTATACACCTCTCCTCTATCCTGTTTGCAATGGATACATACATAGCTATAAACTTTAAACTGTCCTTCAGACCAGTTCTCATTAAGAACCAATGGTGAGTCACAGTCCTTGCAATAATGTATAATAAATGGCATTAAATACCTTTCGCCTTACTTGTAGAAATAATTTTTATTTTCTAACTTAACTAAATCATTGTCCTCCAGTTCCTTGATAATTGCATCATAAATAGGTTTCGTTTTTCTTTTAGCCGCCATGTTCTTGCCATCCATTCCTAACGATTTCGTAAAGGAAGTATGGTTTAATCCTCCATTGCTCAATAAGGCCTTAGCTTTTTCGCCTGCTGGAGTTGTTAGCTCTTTAAATCTGTTAGCATTGGACTGCTTGACATCCTGAGAAACATTTGGTCTGCCTACTGTCGTTGCCTTTGTCTGGTCTCCAGCTTCAGTAGCTTCCTCTAAAGTCACTATCTTTTGGTCTATTTGCTGAGGCTGCATTCGCTCCTGATGAGACTTTAATGTATGGTCTCTTATAAGGTCATAAGGCTCTACATTCCTGTACTCATGCCTCTTGTCTTTTCCGTTATAATATCTTTCAACCCCATTTTCCTTTTCAACATAAAAATTACATTCATTTTTGTTAGCAGATTGAAACCCTTTCCAATAGCCCACAGATTTTACCTCCCTTTTTTGTTTACGATATTCAGCAATTTGAAATTCATACATTATTTCTTTTTCTCAATAAAACCCTCAGAATACTTAGGCACTGAGACCTCTGGATTCTCAGGGTCATATCTTACTTGCTTTTTGTCACTCTCCCACATTCTCCCATTATCGTCAATGTAGCGAGCAATCTCTTGCTTTTTATCATTCTGGAATCCGATTGACCTACCCATCATTTGCCTCCTTTTTAGGTTCTTTCTTTGGAGCTGGAGCTTCAATCTCTTTTTCCAATGCAGCAATCCTGTCCTCATAATGACCGATGGCTTTGTTTGCAGCCGCTATAGCCTCCGTCTTTATATCAATATAACCCAACAGCTCTTCTATCTGCTGCCTCTTCGATTCCTTCGGGTCTTTTGCAGCCTGAACCTGTGCTTGAATCTCGTCTCGAATCTTTCCCATCAGCCTTCCCTCCATTGATAAGGTTTATCCATGCGCAATCGGATGATTACCTGAACCCAACCTCTTGCTATTGTCCTCAGTTTTCTTCCTGCGCTGTTTCATCCTGTCAGTAGCCTCTGCTTTTCTCATTCTTGACGCATTGCCAGCCTCCCTGTGATGGAAGTCAGTTCTATGCTTGTTCGGTATTACATCTAATCCTATCGCTATTCTATCTGGCATTTTGTTCTCCTGTTAGAGTCTTTTATCTGAAGGGTTCTTAGGTTTATTAAAACTCTTACTCCTTGCACGAGCAGCAGCATGAGCCTCTGTCTGAGTTGTAAATCCATGACCTAATCTTTTTGTTTTAATAGCATGGTCTACTGCTGCCCTCTTACCGACCTTTTTCCCACCTATAACTGATTTAATATTAAAAAACTTGTCGTCTATTCCTACAGTTATTGTCTGTTCATGTGACATAAATTCTCCTCTCCTTTCTTTTGTTGTAATTTCTGGTTTAGCAATTCAAAAGGTTTGTTTAGCAATAGTGCCTCAAAAACTTCTACGGCAATTTCATCGCTCCACATAGTCCTTATAGCAGATGGAAAACGTAATGCAACATTAAAATCGCTTTCTGTGAAAGTTTCTTCAGATGGCATTCCTGCCAATTCTCCGCTATCTCCCTTGACTCCATCATTAAAAACTCCAATATCAAACGGTTTGTCCTCCTGCTGACGCTTCATTATTGCTTCGGTCTGCATAGACATCATTCCTAATGGAGTTTTCTCACCATTATCCTCTATCCTGAAGTCTGCTCCGCCTTCAACCCTACTGTCTGACTTTATATGTGGCATCATGGACTCCCCAACATTGTTTCTTGCCGTTCTTCTCTCTCGGATAATCTCTGCATACTTTTGGTCTCTGGTTATAAATCTCACACCTGCGACCATCGAAATGCTTACATACAGTTCCTATCCGAAACTTTGCCTTAAACTCATTTCCTACCTTGACAACTTCAACTCCAAAATTACTATAAAACCTTGCCTCATCTTCTGGCAAGCAGACAGATATATTTGCACCAACGCAACACTGACCACAACCTATGCAAGCCCATTTATCCATTAGTTGTCCACCACCATTAAGTCAAAACCTGCTGTCATATCTGTACTATTAGTGCCTGACCTTATTTGCACTTTCATAATAGCGGGGCCGACAAATATTTTAGGTATCCAAAATTGTATAGACCTTGCTGAAGTTCCAGCGCCAACAAAGCCAAAAGTATGCTTCGTAACAAATCCAGTTATCTCTTCATCTGGCCTTGTGTTTACACATAAATCACAATCAGCAACTCCAGTTGAGCCACCACCTTTATTGTAATTTCCATAGAGTCTGCCAAGGTAAGCTGTCTGTATAGAAGGAATACCATATATAGCCATTTGGGTTTGTCCTTGCCCTGCCCTTATACGAGAAGTCACAGTTCCATCTGTGTCGGCTGTGGCTTTAATAGTTCCTACGTTTGGTGGAGTGTCACCCCATGTTATAACTTCCATTCTATGAATTATGACATAAGCATTTGTTGTTGGAACATCTGTAGTTCCATTCATTTCTATTGTTTCACTAATTTCAGCAGTATCCCAATCTGGTAAGCCGCTTATTCTGACAGTTCTTGCTCCATCACCCAAGATAGTATCGTTGGCATCTGAGGATGCTAACTGATGTATTCTGGCTGCTGTGGGAGCTAACCATATTAATGAGTCTCCACCAGAAGCGAGGTGATGTCCACCATCCCATATATCTGCTGTTATACCATTTTGAATTTGAATGTTTCTACCATACTTATTGACACCCATGTGACCAGAGACTTCACCAGCAGCTACAGCTATATTGAAATCTTTCGCAACAACCATTGGCATATTGCGCAGATGTTTTACCCCATAAGGCACATTGTTTTCATCTTTGAACCAAATCTCTGCATCATTGCTCATTTTTCCATTCCTTATAATGTCGTTCTATTTCGTTTTTAACAACTTCATATTTTAAATTAGCCATACATAATGGTGTTTTTAACTTATCATGTAATGGACAAGATTCAAGAGTATAATGCAATTGGTGGCAAGGGTAACATGGAGTATCATATTCACTGGCGTGTAGCTCGGAACAGTTCTTCCAGTATTTAGTAAGGTTTTCTTCAGACGAATGAGAAAGCAATACAATCTTTGGCGTGTCATAGCAACCTGCTCCATTAAGTATCCCTGTTTCACTTCCTACCACCAAGTCTACATACTTCGTCATTAATAATGCTTGCCGTATCGACCATTTGTCCGACCTGCACTTTACTCTCGGATGTTCCCATTCGAGCATCACGCTTACTGCGTCACCTACTGTTATAAATACTATGTCATTATAATCTCTCAACAACCAATCGCAAACTAATTGCGTGTACGGGTAGTTCTTGTGGAAAGAACTTCCTGCAAGCGACCACATGACAACAAATTGCTTGGCTCTTCTTGGCTTCTTAATGAACGCTTTGGCAAGTTGGTGTTCAAGTGAGGTGAAGAAGAGTTCACCGTTCCTCCCTGTGATTTCAGGGAATCCAGCAATTGCGAACTGTTCGTCGTAATAATTTTTATTGCATTTCTCATGTCTTACTTCATGCTCCCATCCAAATTCTTTACTTCCTTCAATCTTGAGTAGCCCACCTTCAACTGAGCCAGAAAGATTAATGAACTTGTCGTAACCTTTAGACAGATTCTCCCAATACTCCCCAAGTTTTTCATTCGGTATTTCATCATCTTGCTGGATTAGAAATTTGTCTATGTTCGGATTGTGCCTCAGGACACTCTGCGCTCTCGGAGTCATGTTCATCGTCACATGGTAGCCCAACTGCTTTAAGTGACTCAATAAAGCTGTAAGCATAATTACATCTCCGAAAGCTCCGTACCTGACTACGCATACCGTTTTTCCTTCCATTGGCTTCGGTTTTTTCCATTGTTGTTGCCATATCCTGTCTGGTAAGTTCACGCAACCTCTTTCTCATTAAACTCTCCATTCTGCACAGTGTTACTCCTGTCTGGTTTTCGAGCTATTCCTCCGACTATTGGAATATTTATTCTTTTAGAAATATGCCTGATTGTTTTATCAAACCGAGAACATAAATCTTCATAGCGAACATAAATAATATTATGCCCTGCCATCCGTTCCTTCCAGCTTGCCTTATGCCCGTTCCATCTCGCCAGCATTGACGGATACTGTTTATACTGGTAACGCATACATCCGCCATAAGGCTCTGCAATTTTAAGCTCCTCTATGTCTTTGCATTTAGCAGCTTCATCCCAAACAATACTATTCCAATGTTTCAGGCAACTTTTAAACATACTGTCCTCTGACCTGTAAATGTAAAATACATGAGCAAACTTCAATACTTCCTCTATCACGGGCTGGAAGAAAGCTCCTTCGTAATGAGACTTAACAATATACTTTGGCTCTTTTATGCCTTGCAGCATATTCAATATATTACTTGGTACGTGAGGCAGCACAGGCATATCAAGATTAAAGTACGGGAAACTTGTATACCCAAAGTTTAACGCCAGTGAGTTCATCAAGAAATGCGTACCACTGCGTTCATGTGAATTGACTATCATTAATTTCATATTTTTTATCATGCTCCTTGCAAGCACATTCATAGGTTTCAATTAACAATTTATCAAATCTTTGTTCGATTTTTAATATAGTTAGCTGAAAATTACATTCTTTGCAAATTATCTGTAAAGTCATAATCCCTCAATAATAAGGCTGGACTGTTGCTCATTCAAGGTGTCGTACTGCCAGCCATTGTTAATCTCTCTACTAATTTAATTGACTTTGCTGCTTCATGTTTACTAACTCCCTTGCCGTTCTTAAAGTCCTCGTAGACTTTTAAATGAAGATTCTCAAATCGTTTAGCAAGGTTGTATGGTTTCCCATCTACGACTAAAGTTCTTATTTGTGTATCCATTGGTTGATGTAGATAGAACTCCCAAAACACTGATGCTTTTTGAAATTCAATCGTTCCTATGGAATGATGACCTTCACTCAATACAATATTATTTGAGAGAACATTACCAAACAACCACTGCATCAAATCGAAATAATGAATCCCAATATTAAATAAAAGACCGCCCGATTTTTTTTCTTGTCCTTTCCACCCTTCCCAATAGAATTTTCCACGATTTATGAGCAGTTGCAACCTAACCTTATGTCCTGAAGTTATTTTTTTCTTTAGCTCAATCATCTCAGGATTGTGCCGAAGCTGCAAGACAGTCCTCGTTCCATTCATCATTCCAATATATTTACTATCTATTGTCAATGGTTTTTCGCATAAGACTTTCTTCCCACGCTTCTCACATTCTACAATCATTGGAGGATGCAAGTGATTAGGAGTGCAGATAGCAACATTATCAACTAACTTAAACTCTGGAACATTCACCATCGTAAGCCAGTTGTTAGTACAAAAAACATTGCCAGTTATTTTACTAAACTTACTCAAGTCATTATCGCAAGCCATAATAAGCTCATCACCAATGTCCTCGATAGCATCCATGTGGCGTTGCGCTATAAAACCTAAACCTATTATTCCCCACCTTTCTTTCATTTATTCTCCCTTAATTTGTCAGCTTGGCAATCAGGACAATTATCAATCTCTTCTTTAGATGTTTTATCATGCACTATGGGTTTTTTCGTCAAACCTTCAGTTGCTAATGCGTAAACCCTCTCATAGTTGCTCCATCCAAAATACCTCTTAACTCTGTTTCTATACATTATTGCATCATAATCAGAAGATGGTAATAGCATTTGTACAGCTTCCTCTACTGTATCAAATACACAGTCGCCAAACTGTTCTCTTGAGCCAGCCCAATTATGCACCACTGGCTTAATCCCTTTCGCCATAGCTTCTATTACGCTGTTTGGACTTCCTTCACTTATAGCTGTTGACAGAAGGTAGTTTTTATCTTTTAACCAGAAATTCATGTTGCCTATTTCACCTTCAAAATAAAAACGCTTCTTCATTGACCTGCAAATATTGTTGAGATAGTCCACAGTAGCACCGCATTGGATTGCTCCAGCTAAATGCAAAGAATAATCATCTGGTAACTTTTGCATTATCTGAATGGCAAGGGGAAGGTTTTTCTTTTGGTTTATATAGCCAACTACTGCCACTTTTTTTCCATGAGTCTTTTCTTGAAAAGTCCAATCATTTACATCAACACCATTATAAATAACTGTCGGCTTAACGCCAGTGCGCTCCTCAAACCCTTTAGCAAGATAGTCATTAACCATAATTACTTTATCTACTTTTTCCCAATTAAGAGATTCTATTACTTGAGAATAGTATTCATACCTTCTTACGAAAACAATATATCGTGAGTTCTTTGGACTTCCATTGATAAATCTAAAGGTATCCTCATTGCACCAGTGAAAAATCATTAAATCGTCACAATCTTTTATGGGGGCTTTGGTTATTGATACTTCCCAATCGTTGTCCTCAAATATCTTTGTATATCCCTTTAACCACTGCATCTTGAAAGGCGACACCATTTGCACTCTCATATTTTCCCCCTACTCATCACTATCCATTGATAGGATAATAGTTTTCTCAATAACTCGCTACGTTTAAAAAAGTTATCATTATAAGACAACTTATTATTCTCAACTTTAATCCTAACAGCTACTTGGTCATCCCAATACTTTTCTTCCGCTAATGTTCTATTTATCATTATCCTCCTTAGTAAATAAACGCTCAAAATCATCATCTGATATAGGTGTAGACAAATCTGTATAACTGTTTCGTACACTCGTAAGTGAACAATACAAATCTTTTAATGGCTGTAGATTATTGTCCATAGTAAACTGCTGGCGTTTCTTCAATAAAACTTTTCTTATTTTTGTATGTTCTTCCCATCTTTCAAATAGTTCTTCAAGATTTTTCACTTCTATGCCTATGCCATGTTCCCGTACAAACTTACCGCATTCTTTTGCATTTATAGCGACAATGGGAACTCCTGCTGCCACATAATCAAAGAGCTTATTTGGCATGGCGACTTCCCATTCCCTTGTATAGTTAAGATTCCCAACCAAACCCCAATCATGTCTGCCAATGTTTTTCAATAATGTATCATATACATAAGGTGGATGCACGAATGCTATATCGTTGTAGGCTTTCATAAATTCTTTATCTTCGTTATTCCTGCCAGCATACAGATGAAATTTGACACCTATATCATGCGCTTTTTGTGCAAAGTCTTTATAGTCACAATACCTAAATCCAAAACTTGCTTTAGATGTTACATCCATTTGAATCTTTCCCTCGTAGACTAAGCCGCCCATCCAATCGGCAGCGTTGTATCTATATAATCTTCTCGGCAGGTAAGATGGTAAAATGATGTGAGGTTGGGTTAGTTTGAACTCGTTAATTATTAAATCAGCGAATGGTCGGGAGGGAAATACTAAGGCATCTGCAAGTTGAAAGTTATTTCTCTCTTCTATGCTTACACGAACAACCTCTGGATTCTTTTCTTTTTCTTCTGGCGTTACTCTGGCGAGAAAAGAATCATGGACATCCAATATTACAGGAACGTCACACATCTCTTTTATCAATGTGACAAAGAATGATGGTTCATTATGACAATGAAACACATCGGTGTTTGGAGCGTGGAGTTTTATAAAAGAAGCTAAATTCCCTAAGTCGAACCAATGGCCGAATGTTGAATAGGCTTCTGAAAATGAGGCGTGTCTGTGGGCAATTAAGTGGACTTTGTGCTGGCCTCCCTCGATGAGAGGCAACCCCATCTTGTGTACTCTCACACAAGAATGGTTTGCTACCATAACTACTTTCATTGTTCCTTTTTAAAAAGTTGGGGGAGTATTACCCCTCCCCCATGAGGGCTTACTACTAAGTATTTACATCCCAATTTGAATCAAGTGCAGGAACGTAATCGACAAAGAACGCAACAGTACCAGTTGTGGTGCTGGTATTCTGTGCCGTACCTTTATCTGTTTCGGGAGTACCTGTCGTAATACTAATGTACTCTCCAGCCTTACACTGAGCAACTGACATAGTTATATCAGAAGCGAAAGAGAAGAGTGCAGATGAAAAACAGTTAAAGGAAGCTGCTAATGAAGCAGAAGCTCCTCTTGTTTTCACCCGACAATCAATCTTGTCAACTCCAGAACCATTCAATGTTGCCATTGTGAAAGAGCCAGCTTTCAAAAGACGAATCGGCCCTCTCGGATACCACCTTGCAAGCTGAGACTGAGTTGTAGCATCAGTCGTACCGAAGGTGTATCCAGCGGCAGCGTCTCCACCGAGCTTCACGGTGAGACCAAACCACTTTCTTGTTATTCCGCCATATACCGCAGCATCATAAGTTGCCATTTTGTTCTCCTAAAAAAAATTAATCACGCACCAGAATCCCACTTGATAATTCTTGAGTCTCCTTCAGTATCCCACTCAAGCGCCCATCCGCCCAAGAAGTACCATGCGATACCTTTAGACCTTCCGTAATCAGTAACAACCTTCATGCGGATTTCCTCTGGCACAACAATGGCTTCTCTAACGACACCTTTACCGAACATATAGGCATCAAGAGACTGCGCCTTAGTCCACGATTTAGCCGTTGCAGTTCGAGCAGCAGCGTCAACCGTAAACCGTGAAGCATAGAAGTCTTTAACAAACCTAACACCGTGTAGTCTCCCCACTTCACCGTTATATATCTTATGGACACCTGTTTCCGTATACTGATTAACTCCTTCCATTGCTCCTTCGAGTGACTCAATCGCTTCCAGAGAAGCAATACATACATAAGAATCACCTTCGTAAGCAGGTACGTTCCGTTTCTCTAACTCAAGTCTCATCTTCCTAACGTGACGGGAATTAAGAATTGATGTGTTAGTAACAGTAGCAGTACCGTTAGTAGTAAGAGTATGGGCAGTAGTAGAAGTACCCACGAAACGTAACTTAGTTTCATTGTACCGTCTCTCAACCTTACCATCCAACACCTTAGCTGCATCATCGAGCAATCCGCCTCTCACAATTTCCTTTACATCAAATTCTGACAGGGCTTCTGACTTGAAAGAAAACGGAATGGAGTTACCTACTTCATTTACTGTAAGCGTACCCCATGTCAAAGCCTGAGTGGTTTCGTGCATGGTGTTGGTTTCGGTTAAGTTTCCACCGATGGTCGCAACATTAGCAACTTTCAGCCAGTTCACTGACTGACCTCTCTGCTTTCCGAATGCTTCCTTGACATCAACGAACTGTCTGAACTTGAATAAAGGTTGGGCTGAACGCTGGAAAAACTGATTAAGTTTGTTGTTTGTCAACACACCTGAGTGGTTGACCCATAGCATCTCGTTAGCCATCGTCTATATACCTCCAATTAAATTGGAAGATTAGACAGCAGACCTCTGTTTCTCTTTCTCACGCATTTCCATGTAACGGCTATTCATTTCTTTTTGACTTAAAGAGTTAACATCTTCTTTCTTTTTAACAACAGGCTTGCCACCAGAATTTCCAGACAGAGCCGCTTTCTTCTTGAGAGCTATTCGCTCATCAATAAGCGTGTCCTTATCTTTCTGGTCTATGATTTTTTGCATCGAAGGATATATCTCTTCCTTATAAATCTTTTTCCAGCCAACAGAGTTATCAATATCAAGAACCTTCCTGACAGCACCGTTGCTATCTGGAAAATAACTCTGTGGGTCTGGTTCTTTCATTATAAGGTCTTGGATATGCTGCTTGATTAATGGAGTACATTTTTCAAACCCATCGAAGCCTTCTTCTGCAAGCTCCTTATGAGTTGTCCTTACGTTCTCCAGAAAAGCTGTCTGCATCTTCTGAGCATCTGTTTGAGAATCCTTTTGCTTGAGTGAAGCAATCTGAGCCTCAAGGTCATCCGCCCTCTTTCTCTGCTTTAACAGCTCTGCATCATAATCCTCAATATATTCCTCCTCTTCTTTATCCTTTTCTTCAGGTTTGCGTTCATTAATAACATCCCTGAGTTGATTTTTTAAATCAAGAACTTCAGCCTGCAACTCTTTACGTCTCTCACGTTCTTCGTGAAATGCGCCATGAGGAACTGTCTTCTCTTCGGGTTTGTCAGATTTATCATCCTTACTGTCCTCAGTGTCATCCTTTTTCTTCTCTGGCTCTCCCTCTTCGGATTCGGCAGGAGCATCCGCATCTTTTTCTACAGATTCCTGATTACTACCTTCGGGATTTCCTTCAGGTTTGTACTTTGCGTAAAGTTTATCACGCTCAGACAAATCTTCGCCAGCATCTCCACTTACGTCAGGAGTCTCCGTTTGCGTTTCTCCTACTGTTACTGCATCCTCTTTTTCGGCAGAGGCATCCGATTGTGCTGCGTCTTTCTTCTTATCCATTTAATCCTCCGTAGTTTTACAAGTTTTGCGCTTGCTGTTCCTGAATACGGTTCAGGTATCCGCTTATAATTTTTTTATACTAAATACCATGTTTAAATTTAAAGTCAAGTTAAATTTTTCATTTCTAAAGTACCATCTTTAATTCTTTGCTCCAAAATTTCAGAGGCATACTTGGCTTGAGCATCTAACCACGCTGGTATATCTCCAAAATTATATCTACAAACCTTGATGATTGCTTTCAATTCGCACTGGCGTTCTAAAGATAACCCTTGTTTTGTTACCAGCTCACGTAGCGCATTATCGGATACAACTTTAAAGCAAAACTCAAGGGTTTTAAATTCTGGAAGAGCTTGGAGTTTCTTAATGTCCTCAAATTTTCCTACCTTTTCTATAAAGGTCTGATTGTCTATATCTTCTATATTCATAAATTATTTACAATGGTGCTTCATTTTATGTCTCTTAATATACTTCCCCTCATACAAAACCCAAACAGTTAGCTCGTTTACTTTTATCAATGGAACTGTTACTTCATTGCGACTAACAATACATTTAACTTTTTTCATTATTGACTCCCAAATTGTCCTGCCTGCGCACCGCCCTCAACTACTGGCTGGCCTGCGCCTGCTAATGATGGGTCTAAACCTCCGCCCTGCTGAGGCTCTACTCCCTGAACTTGAAAGAAGAAATCCTGTACGTTTTTATGTCCGAGCTTAGGTAATATCTCATCCATAAACCGTGTCGTGTCTATCATTCTTATCTGCTGTTTAGGCACTGCTCCAGACTGAATAAGCTGTATCATAGCCGTATTCGACATATTCGCCCTGTCCATAGCAAGCATATTCTGTTGGATTTCAAATTGCTTTCCGACTGCACCGAGACCGACATTGATTTCAAGGTCAACCTCTTCGCCTAAATCAAAGATGTCTATACCTGTCGGATTCAAGTCTCTGAAGTTTTCATTTGCTACACGCAAGATTGCTGCATCAGTCTCGAACCTTTGTATCATACCAGCCAAAACTGAAAAGAAATCAACGAGAAACGTCTCTTTAACTATTGCAGCGAAAAGGTCTATCTTCGCATTTGACTCAGCAAGATTAATCTGAGCTACAGTTGCCTTTGATTCAGTTCCAAGACCTTGCTTCTGAGGAGTAACACCAGACATCTCCTGCATCATATTGTCATCTACGAGAGCTTCGGTATATGATGTCTGAGTGACATTGTTAAAAGGTCTGTCAACTACGCCACCAACGTCATCCGCCAGAGTAACTCCGCCAGCCCGTGAACGGGTAAGCGATAACAAATCGACATTAGCAAATCTGGAAACGATTGTTCTTCCATTTAAAGCAAGGGATACATTGTCTTTCCTCTGATTTAGATGAGAGTTTATACTCTCCTGCACTCCCTCAAGTGGCTGAGGGAATCCTTCTCCAATTGCCTTGTGAGCCTCAGTTAGACACTGACCCATGACAATGTTGTATCGCCTACCGTAAGGAGACTCCATCGGTTCTTTTAATATAGTATCGCCAGAGTGAGCGCCAAAAAAAACTCTCCCACCTTCTTTATAGAAGGTCTCAAACCAAACATACTTTTCTTCGGCCTTTATTACTTCATTCTTATTGGTTTCATTGAATTTACCTGCTGTCGGGTATTCATTTGGCTGAGGGTTCTGCAACGGGTCACGTTCATTTATGTGGCGAGTCTGCCTAACTATCTGAGTCTCAGGCGTGGAAGGTTCGAGCTTATCTATTAATGAGTCCTCGTATCCGAGTTCCAATAGCTCTTCTCTGGTTGACCAGTTCTCAAATATAAAGTATCTCTTCTTTTCTTTTATTGCGGTTGTCATGTCGTGGTAAACCTGCTCAGGCGGATATAGTACAAACTCAGGCTTGTCGTCAAACTCATTTAAAACCCACCTGAATTTACCTATGCAGATTCCGACATTTATAATATCCTGAAAAGCCCATACGAATTGCAAGAACAATCCGTCAGTTCTCATCATAGTGTCGTAACGCCATTTAGTAACGAAGTGGAGAATCTTGGAACGGAGGGTGTCAGTCTTACCATCTCTCCCTGTAATTTTAAAGTTATCTGAGTCTCTGAGAAAGATTTGATAGAAACTTGCAAGGATTCTCCATGAAATAGCCCATATCTTGCGGTAAAATAATTTAGAACGTCCTCTAACTTTGGATTTTTCAACTTCATTTGCCTGAAACACTCCTTTCACATTCCTGATATTCTTTGTCCATTGGTCATCGTACTGCCGTCTCAACTCCTGCGCTTCATGTTTCCATCTTTCTGCTTTTAGGATAAAGTCATCTTTTGGCATCGTTGCTCCTCCCTAATATCCTGTGTTATCACTGTCGTATTCGGGTTCTGGCACGTAATCATTAAAAGGCATCCAGTTCATTACTCTCTGGTGCGCATAACGTAATGCTGCATGAAAATCATGCTTGCCTTCTTTTATGTCATCTTTTATTTTATCATCTTCATTAGCGAAAGTGTCACGCTCCAATGTTTTCATGGAGTGGATTAATTCTTTATTTTCTGGTGTATCAAAAATTACCAGCTTTGGCAAGTTAATTCTTTCATCTACCTTTAATTTCTGCCGTATTAAATCTACCCCTGCTATCTTAGAACCTACGAATTTTTCCGATTTGAATAACGCAGGAATCGCATTCTTTCCCCTACCCAAGAGTACGTAAGCATTATAGTCACCAATAATCCTGATAGTAGAATCAGCAGATTTATCGCAATTAGTCCATCCCAAACGGTAATTTCGTTCAATAGCACGTTTTGCCAGCTCTGCTTTAATGATTTCAGTATCATCCCCATGATTGCTTTTATAGCATCCGACAACATATTCAAAACCCTCCCTGTCAACGGCTATCTCCGCACACGCTGTTGGTTTCGTCATGTGAGGGTCTAACCCACGATAAACAATATAATCTTCCCTGTTAAGTTTAAATGGTTTAATAACATGAATTTTCTCAGAAAATAAATTAGAATAAACCAAGCCAGATAAACTTACATACTTTCCGAGCAAACGCATCAGCAATTTATTGTAATCGGTTTCCTGAGAACATATTTCATCAAGAGTCGAAAGGTTCGCTTTCTTATTTGTAACTGAAGCGAGTTCAAAAACCTTTACGTTGTCAGCAATATCTCCAAAGAATATTTCGGAACTCCATGACAGTCCGTGAGTAGGCGTAAAGCCAAACAGCTCTATTACCCTGTCGGCTGTTACGAAACGCATTAAGTTCTCTTTTCTTATTTTTTCTTTCGGCTCTTCATCATAAATAACAACATTAAGCTGCACACCCTGAAACGAGTCCACATCCTGTTCATTCGTCATAAACTCAATTTCAGCCAGAACAAAGTTGTTGTCACGATAGAGCGTAAGCATCTTGCGTTCTGCGTTCCAACTATCAGCCCAATTACCATTCTTTAAACATTCCTTTGGTGCAAACTTCTTCCACTCCCTTATAACTGCATTCTGTAACTGCCTATTATCGACTCCAACAACCCTCGCTTTCATAGGAAATCTTTTAGGAAGCAAATGTTCAGGGAAAACTCCTTTCAATGCTTCTGGCAAAACACCTGTAGTTATCCCGTAACATATGATACTCATTATGAGAGTTTTGCCAGCTTGGTTCGCACCGAGAACAGCTATAATATTACAGGTCTCCAATGCCTTGATAGCATCCAATTGAGAATCGAATACTTGAGGTATATCTTCGGGGTTTAGGTATTTCCTGAGGAGAGCTTCGCCTTCTGGAGTTACAGTGCCATCGGAGGGTTCAAAATAATAATAGGCGTTCTCTTCTTTCAGGAAATCTATTTTTGTGTTGATTTCACAATCAACCAATGCAGCAACTTTGTCTGCGATGGCTAATTGTTCTTCATCGGGAAGATGTTTTAATTTGTCGTAATCGAGAGTTTTAATGTCCACTTATAGCAAGCTGAGTAGTATCCAGATGAACATTGGTATGGCGGCTTGTTTCTTTATGTCGTCAACCACACCGTCTCCGCCTTTAGCTTTCTCATCTATAAGGCGGTTTATATCTTTATGCTGAAGTTCAATATGCTTCCCCTGCATCTTCATAATCTTTTCCTTGTCGGCTATTATCTTTTCATTAGCTTCGTTAATCTCTTTCTGTGATTTAACCTGCTTCTCTAAATTTATTATTAAGTCGCTCTGTATTTTTATTACATCATCTGCCTCAGAAGCAAAAACAAACTGGCTAAAGAATACAATCAGAGACAGAATTATAAATGAAATTATCAGATGTTTCCAAAACCCATCATCTTCATTTTTTGGCATAAGCCAGCTCTCCGTTAAGGCGCATTTCTTGTGTGTGTGCTTTTTTGTATCTTTCTTGGGCGTTTTTTAACTTTTCCCTTAGTTCTTCTTCTTGAACTTGCAATATCCGATACTCTTTTTTTGTTACGTGCTTTTCTTCCTTTGACCTTTGTATCTCTCTTTGTATTGGAGTGATTAAAGTTGCTATCTTTTTCTTCCTCTGCGCCTGTTCTTTTTTCTCTTCCTTTGCTACCAACCTTGCTATCCGTTTTTTCAGGAAAGAATTTCTTAAACCAAAAATAAATAGAACAGCCACACATAACACCAAACCCCAATATTTAAGACTCAATTAACCACCATGTCATCAACCTTTCTCTTTGCAGGCTCAACCTTCGTGAATTCCGCAAAAGATTTACCTTCGTTCTCCATGAAGAATTTAGTCACCATGTCACCTGAACGCTGTTCCGCAAGTGCAACTAACTTTCTATCGAAGCCCATCATAACGAAAAAGTTAGCCAACAGCTTTAGCATGAACAAAATAAATGGCAAATCAATTGACATTCCTGCCGACTTCATGCCTTCCGCTTTCTTCTTGCACTCATGCTTAGTTCCAGTTGGAAATTTAGTCTTACACTTTAAGCAAAGGTCTTGAGTGTAGTTGACCTCTGGTTTCTTTTTTTCATCACTTTTTTCTGTTGCGTCTTTGTCTTTGTTCTCTTCTTTTTTTACTTCCAAGTTTTCTCCTCCCTTTTCTATTCTGGTGAGCCATCCAAGTATCCAGCCAAATTCTCAGTAAGTCGTCATTAGTTAGTAAACCCAAATCACATCCTGCGTTTTACTCATATCAGAATCAACATGAATAAAAGTTTTACCGATACCAATTCTTCTAAAGTGTTTCATTAACGCTGGCAATATCTCTGCCCTTGCAATGCTCGTTTTACACTGTATGTCAGTTGCCTTGCTAATTAAATGACTTGATGTGTCCTTGCCGCCTTCCGCCTTGTTATGTTTTTCACAACGACAACCACTATTTATTTTAAGCCCTATCCCTGCATCATCTCTTGCAAGCTGGAGCTTATTAACGTGCTTCATATTGATATCGTCTTTACCGCAAGAGCAGCGACAGGAAAATTCCCAACGAGAAAAGTTATCTGTTAAGTCACCCAATTAATTTTCTCCACCATTTTAATTTAAAATGTTTGCAGTTGTTGTCCTTGTTTTTCTTATGTGGACTGTCATAAATATTCCAGCAGGTTGCATGGTCATGCTCTTTCTTTGTATCGTGTTCACAATGTTCCGAAAACCTACCTATGTCGCCACTCCAGCTAAAATAATATTTACACTTTGAGCAATAAACTACGTCTGGACATTCCCTTAATTGTTCTTTCAAATACTATCCTTTCTTTTTATTTCCTGCTCCATTATTCCACCTTCGAGGCACTTTGCGTAATCATGTGCTGCGGTGACTTTTGCAAGTATCTTTTCTAACTCTCCTCTATCCCAAAGCCTCAATTTATCTGGCTTACCCTGCTCACCCCTTATTAAAAGAAATTTAACCCACATCCCCTTTGCCGTATCATTGGCTTTCTTTAAATGCAGGCATGGTTTTACTATTTTGTTTTCTAAAAGAAGTGAGTTGCCACCGTGAGATACTAAATATATAAGTCCAATCAAAGTGATTAGTGATTTCATTGTCATGTCCTCTCATTAAGTTTAGCATGACAACGCTATATCATTTTTTTTAAGGCAAGTCAATCATTAACCCAAAAGTATGTACGCAGCCCACAGAGCCAAACCTAAAGCCAATAGCAAATCCATCAAATCCATCATAGCAGAAACGCTATCTCTTGCTCTTGGGTATTCTCCTTTATACATAAAAACTATGTGCATAAAAACAGAAAACATAAAAAAGAAAAACATTGTCTTTGTAAATGCAATCATAAGCCTCCGCTAAGGCACATGGCGCTCCTCTATAACCATGCGATTACTCTTTGCACAACGAGTACAGTAATAGTTGCCGTTACGGTAGTGATAACGGTCAGCACCACCAATGCCACAACTCGCACATTTGTTTCCCAAGCTCCGTGTTCCAAAAGTTTTATCATAGCTGCTCCTGTTCTTAATATACTTCTGTCCTTTGCAGAAGAGATTGTATTCTCCTGTCATGTATGCTTTGCTTGCCATGTTCTCTCCTTTAAGTAAGCGTGGTGTCGAGAGCGTGGTCAGTCGGTAATCTCTTATTCGGGCTATATAAATTCGGTTAATCGGTCAATCGAATGTAAACCGTTAGAGAGTCGGGTAATCGGAGTTCCGCATTCGATTTAAGGAATCATCGAGAACCTTTGAGTTGGAATCGAACCAATAACAAATAGATTTACCGTCTATTGCTCTACCATTTGAGCTATCATATTAACGCCAAATGCAACGATAGCAGCTACTACCTCACGCTTTTTTGACGAGTGCGTGGCGACTCCCTGCTCTCACGCCCACCACAATTTTTATTTTAATTCTATATACGGGTCAACAAAATCATTCATCACATCATCCTGCAAGCTGACCTCCGTAGTCCAGTTTGCCTGTTGAATTGCTGCATCCACCAACCTGAGATTCTTGGCGTAATAGTTATATGCAGCAGTTACCTGTTGAAATGATACCTTCGGAACTTGAGCAACAACATTATCCACGTTCTCTGTGACGCTCTGCCTCTGAACCTTTACCTCAAACAATTCCTGAAGATTAATCTTGGACAACCTATCAACGTGCTGCTGTAATTCTTTCCTTCTTAATAATGCCTCCGCTAACTTCTTCTGCATAAAACTCCTTTCTAAAAGATTATCTTTTGCCAGCTTCCATTATTGGAATGTTGGCTTCTGTCGGAACATAAATTATTTGATGTATTCTGCCTTCCTGTAATGCTTCTGCAAACGCTCCAAGAAACTCCTGATACCTGTATTCAGGGAACTCTTTTGCAGCTTGGCCTACTACCTGTATTGCTTGCGCTCTATGCTTAGATGCTTCCACTTCCGCCTTTGCCTGTTCAATCATTATTAATTTTTCCTGCTGCGCTCTCTTTAATTTTGCTTCACCAGATAAACCAGACTTCCAAACATTCCAGATAGGCAAACCAAACAACAATCCACCTAAAAGACATAAGACTACAACTACTAAAGCCAACATTTCTATATTACCTTTTTGATTCATAATACTCCTTTCAACCATTGGTTAACATCATTTTGAAGCTCCACTCTTATTGGTAAATATTTATTTCCGAAAACTTTTTTCTTGTATTCTTTCTTTTCTTTTAATCCAACAGGTATCCTAATCTCGAGAATCTCATTATACATTTCCTGAGTCCTCTTGCTTTCATCCTCCAGATTCTTTTCAATCTTATCACGGTATTCATCCTTAACCTTCGCAACTTCGGCTTGCAAAGTTTTTTCTTTTTCCATATTTTTCTTCTCATGCTCAATCTCAAGCTGCTCCGTCTTAATTTTAACCATGTGCTTAATATCTTCATCGGCAATCTTGCGGTCATTAACAAGCTCTTCTTTCTCAATTCTATGCTTAGACTTTAAATTCTCAACCTCATTAACCAATGTGTTGCGCTGCGAGTTCAGAGATATAATCTGTTCTCTTAATTTATCTAATTCAACTTTCTCATGCTTTGCTACAAAAACAAACGGCACAACTCCTCCTTTCAAATTTTGGCTTTAATAAATTTCTCAATACTCTTGAGAATGAGTTGTTTCATTGAAGTGCGCTCACCAACCGACACCATCTTCAGTCTGTAATGGAGTCTCTTCGGTATAACAAGCATATAGACTGTATCTCCATCTGTTATTTTTACTGGCATCTCTTCCTCCTTCCTGTCTTAGTAAACATCCGATGTTCTTCTGGCAATAGTTTATCGAGAAATAGAGCCTCGCCTCTTGCATACTTCAGACACAACCTGCATCTACCCCTAACCCTATATAAAGTTTTGTGTTTATTATGCACACTTTCGTGATGAGCTTGCCAACTCACATAAGGAGTGCCTCTGCAAAAATATCTGCCTGTTTTTATGGCCACAGGGCAATTCTCGCAAGAACCTTCCCCCTTATAAAACTTCTTACACAGAGAACAATTATCCATCCCTCTATCTAAGCCACCTTCCTTCCAAATCCGCACCCACTTATTTCTACCGTTAATAGTAGCTCTTATAGTTCTTTGGTCGTGCATACTCCTCCTTTTCAATTAGCCTTTTTCCAAAAACTCATATTTGACCCAACAACAGTGGCTTCTTCATAACCATTTTTAAATGCTGCCTGCGTTGTGTTGTGATAGATGCCTACAATCGCAACAATTCCAAACATAATAATAGCAACAACGATAACTATTACCCTATCGCTTGAACTCATAAAATCATCTCCTTTCTAATTCTTTCTGGTACAAATTTAACAATTCTAAACTTTTGTTTTGTAGCCCAACATTTAGCAGAGAAAATAGCATCTTTTTTGGTTTTAAATGCACTTATCTTAAAACTTGGAAAGTATTGAGCATTAACCCATTTGTTATTCTCATATCTTTGTAATACCCAAACTTGCTTCATAACCTCTCCTTAAAAGCGTGGAAGCTGGTGGATGCTCTTTATTAAAAAGGTTTTCCCTTTATATTGCGCTATCTCAATATACTTCACGCACACCCACCAACTATCCACTAATGGGTGTCCTATTCAAAACGCCCTACTCTCTATAAAGCGTTGAGTGCCGAAGCACACACCCACTACCCAAAATGAGGCATATTAAGAAGGTTCTTCTTGTCAAAGAAATCTCCGCACCACTTATCGTTTCCTATAACTGGAAAGAAAGAACCGTGACTATCTCCTTTCACAAGAACAATTGGTGGAAAGATTCTGCACTCGCCATTGACTGTTTTTTTCTTTTCTA